GGCGACCCGGCGAAGATCGCGGACGACGTCAAGACCGCCCAGGCCACGATCGAAACCCTTCGGACTGACCACCAGAAAGAGATCGCGAAAATCCAGAAGAACACGGCCCTTCGAATGGCCCTGGCAGACAAGGCCCACGACCCCGCCGACATTATTTCCCTTCTGGACCTTGACAAGATCGAGGTGGACGACGCCGGCGCGCTGAAAACGGACCTGGACGGCCTTCTGAAACCCTTGAAGGAGTCGAAGGCGTACCTGTTCAAGTCCCAGGAGCCGGCGAAGAACCCCGACATCAAGGGCGCGAAACCCGCCGACCCCGGCGCGCGTCAGGAGCCGACCGCAAAGGCCGACGGTCCTGTCGTGATCTAACCCACAAACCCACAACAAAACGAAAGGAATGATTTTCAATGGCAAGAACCAAAGCTATCAGCCTGATCCAGAACGGGGCTACGAAGGTCGAACTGGCCGAACTGTCCGGCCTGGTGATCGCCAACATTCAGAAGGAAACCCTGTCTTCCGGCTTGAAGTCCCAGTCCTACACCGGAAACCCCGCGTCCGGTTCCGTGGAGTATAAGCGGTTCAAGAACAGCGCGTCCCAGGCATACGGAACCGCCAGAACCGCCGGCAAGGGAACCGCGCTGACCGTTCCCCCGACTACCGTCAACCTGGACACCCACCGCGAGATCGTGGAGGAAGCCGCGAAGTTCGACCTGGACACCTTCGGCGTCGGTAACATCATGGCGCGCCGCGCTGACAACCACGTCGACACCGTGGCGGCCGAACTGGACGCCGCCTTCTTCCTGTGCGCGGCCAATGAGGGGACCGACTTCACCACCACCGAAACCGACATCGAAGCCCAGGTGGAAGCCATGATCCAGACCCTTGAAACCGTGAAGAACGACTACGTTCGCGGTGTTCCCCGGAACCTGATCCGCCTGGTTCTGGACCCCACTTATTACGGCAAGATCAGAACCTACCTGGACAAGAACACCCACAACGCCAACGTGGACACCGCCGCCGAGGACTTCGCCCTGTTCCACGGCGTCCGTGTTTATTCTTCCATCAACCTTCCTGTGAAGGCTGACACCCCTTCCGCCGGCAAGACGACCACCTATCACATGATCGCCATGATCGAAGGCGCGATCGCACAGCCGGCGGTGATCTATCCCTACGGGGAGCCGGAGAAGATCCCCCTGTCCAATGACTACGGCGTGTCTATGTTCTTCGACTACGGCACGAAGGCCCTGACCCCTGACCTGATCTTCACCTACTCCACCGAAGCGACTGACGGCTAACGGTGGGCGGCGCGAAGAAAGGAGGAAGCCCATATGAAGTTTATCAACAGACGAACCGGCGTGATCCTGGAACCCAGAAGCCCTATTGTCGAAGACCAGCTTCACAAGAGCGCGGAATATACCCCCTACGACGCCCAGAAGGCCGAAGACGGGGCGGAAAAGTCCCTGGCTAAGATGAACAAGGCCGAACTTCTGGAAGCCGCCCAGGCGGCCGGAATTGATGTCCCCGACGACGCCACGAAGGCCCAGATCATTGACCTGATCCAGGGCAAGGAGTAAGCCGGGGGCCGCTGAAAGGAGGCGGAAACGTGCTTCAACAGATTTTATCTTCCCTGGACGGCCTGACACCCCTTGAACAGAAGGAAGTCCTTCGCGTCCTTATGTCGAAGGAAGGCCGGCTGGAAAAGGTCAAGGCCCTTCTGGGGATCACCGGGACAGACCAGGACGAACTTCTTAAATTCGTCATTCAAACGGTGGAAGACCTGGTCCTGTCCTACATCAACCAGGACACGCTTCCCGCCCCGCTGGAAAACGCCCTGGTCGTCATGTGCGTCAGCTATTACAAGGCCGCCGGCCTGGGGACCACCCAGGCGGCCGTCGGTCCGGTCGCGTCCGTGAAGCGCGGGGACGTTCAGACGTCCTTCGCCAATGCTTCCGGCGCGTCTGGCTCGGCGTCGACCTTCAACCTGGGCGCGGACGGCCAGGACTTCTTCGGCTGGCGGACGGTCCTGAACGAATACCGGAAGTTAAGGTGGTGATCGTATGTTCGGAAACCCCGCCGCAGAGCGTGCGGCAATCGAAATGACCTACGAAGACACCGCCACGATCAGCCGGACCGAACCCGTGACGGGGGCGAACCACATCACGAAGGCCGTTCCCGTTGTGAAATATTCTGAAATCATTTGCGCGCTGTCGTATTCAGGAAGCGACAAGAGTCAGCAGACGGACGCACAGAATGAAGTCGACTATGACGCCGTTCTGTTCGCTTCCCCTGACCTTCTGGTCCTTCCTGGCGACCGCGTTTCCCTGAAACGGTTCGGCCGTATGGACCCGACCAGTCAGCGTCTTTTGACGTTCGAGGTCGTGGGACGCCCGGACGTGTATGCGACTCACCAGGAAATCCGCGTGAAGGACGGTGATCTGGCGTGACCCTGAATAATTTCACCGAAGCGATCGCGGCGAAGCTGTCGGCCCTGTGGCCGGACCGGAAGGTCTATGTCGACGAAATCCCAAAGGACGCCGACGGCCAGTTCTTCGTCGGGATCATAGAGTCGGAGCAGGAAAAGCACCTGGACCGCCGCTGGAAACGGTCGATCCAGTTTGAAGTCCTGTATTTCCTGAAATCGAAGGAGAACATGGAGTTTAACGCCTGGGCCGAAGCCATGTATGACCAGTTTGAAACGCTGACCGTACAGGAAACGGAGCAGAAGACCCGGACGATCCGGCTGACCGGACAGAAGGCAAAGTCGAACAAGAACGCCCGTGTCTATCAATTCACCTTCGACGCGGACTTCTTCTTCGTGCTGACGTCGCCGGAAATCCCCTTCATGGAAACCCTGGACCAAACGGAGGAAGTGAAGTAATGGCAACAGCAAAGAAAGCGGCGACCGCCGCAAAGAAGGCCCCGGCCGTTGACCAGGCGGCCCCGACCTTCACGAAGGAACAACTGGTCAAAGCGAAAACCCTGAACCTTCCCAGGGACGCCGTCGCGGCCGTCCTGGAAGACGGGAAGGTCTACACAAAGGACCAGGCCGTCCGCCTGGTCACTGATTTTCTGGAAAGGAAGGTGTAAGTCATGCCTATCGGTGGCGGAACTTTTACCGTTCAAAACAAAATCCTTCCCGGCGCGTATATCAACTTCGTCAGCCTGGGAAGCGTCGTCAAAATGGGGACGCGCGGCGTCGCGGCCCTTCCCCTGGAACTGAACTGGGGACCTGAAAACAAGGTCTTTTCCATCTATGCAGAGGACTTCAACAAGACCGCCCTAAACGTCTTCGGCTATGATCCCACGGCGGCCGACGTTCTTCTGGTCCGCGAAGCCTTGAAGCGTTCCAGAACCCTTCTGATCTATCGCGTCAATTCCGGCGGTACGAAGGCGACCGCGACCGTCGGCGGAATGGCCGTCACGGCGGCCTATGGCGGAACACGCGGAAACGCGATCAGCGTCGCGATCCTGACCAACGCCGACGACGCGACCAACGTCGACGTCGTGACCTACCTTGACGGAATGGTCATGGACACCCAGACCGTCGCCAAGACCAGCGGATCGGCCAATCTGAAAGCGAACGACTTTGTCACCTTCGGGACGGCGGCTTCCCTGGAAGCGGCTGTGGCGACTCCGTTGACCGGCGGCACGAATGGAACCGTCAACGGAACCGCCCACACAGCGGCCCTGAACGGCTTCGAAGTGGAGTCCTTCAACGTGATCGGCTACCCTGGCGACGACGACACGATCAAGGCCCTGTATGCGACCTTCGTCAAGCGGCTTCGCGACGATGAGGGAAAGAAGATCGTCGGCGTCCTGTACGACTACAAGGGCGACAATATCGGCCTGATCAACGTGAAGAACGGCGTCATTCTCAACGACGGAACCACTGTTCCCGGCGAAAAGGCCGTGGCGTGGGTCACTGGCGCGTCCGCCGGCGCGGAGATCAACGAAAGTCTGACGAATACCGCCTACGACGACGCTGTGGACGTGGACATCAAATATACGAAGTCCCAGTTCGAAGCGGCGATCCAGGCCGGCGAGTTCGTTTTCTATGCCGACTACGGAACCGCGCGCGTCCTGACCGACATTAACAGCCTAACCAGCTTCGGCGGCGGCGTGACCGAGGACTGGACGTCGAACCGCGTGATCCGCGCCCTGGACGGCTGGGCGAACGACGTCGCCCGTATCTTCGGCGACTCCTATATCGGCAAAGTCACCAACAGCGACACCGGCCGCCAGCTTTTCAAGGCCGACCTTGTGTCCCTGGCCTTACAGTATCAGGCCATCGACGCGATCAGCGACTTCGTGTCCGAGGACATCACCATTCAGCAGGGCAATGGGAAACGCGACGTCGCCGTCGACTCCGCCCTGAAACCGAACGACAGCATGGAAAAGCTGTATATGACGACCGTCGTCAACTAACGGAAGGAGTGTGAACCGAAATGAAAACCCTGAACGCGCCTGACGCCATTTCCGGCAAGGAGGGCCGCGCCTACGCGAAGATCGACGGGAACAACGAAGAACTGTTCTTCGCGAAGACTGTCGAAGCCAATGTGGAGAAATCCAAGTCGGAGATCAAGGCCATCGGAAAGCGCATGACCGGACACAAGACCACCGGGGCCAGCGGTAGCGGGTCCATGACCCTTTACTATCTGACGCCCCTGTTCCGGAACATGGTGAAGACCTGGAAGGAAACCGGCCAGGACATCTACTTCGACATGGTGGTCGAGAACGACGACCAGGAGTCGTCCGCCGGGAAACAGTCGACCCTTTTGATCGGCTGTAACCTGGACAGCGTCGTTCTGGCAAAGCTGGACGGCGACAGCGACGACGCCCTGGACGAAGACGTGGACTTCACCTTCGAGGACTTCGACATTCTGACCCCCTTCACCCAGTTCTGATTTTGAAAGAGAGGTAAAAAACAATGGGTAAACTGCAAGAGTTTCTTATGGAAGCGGAGATCGGCACCACCCAGACGGAAGTGACGATCGTACCCTTCCCCCACCCCTTCGTGATCCGTTCTATCACAGAAGCCGAGAACAAGGCCATTCGGAAGACCTGTCAGAAGATCAGCTTCGACAAGAAGACCCGTCAGAAGCAGATCGACACGGACACCGACCTTTATAACGCCCGACTGGTGGCGGCCTGTTGCGTCGACCCCAACTTCAAGGACGCCGACTTCCAGGCGAAGAAGGGCGTCCGGGGCGCGGAAGACCTGATCAACGTGATCCTGAACCCCGGCCAGTACACCGATCTTCTTCTGGCCGTCCAGGAGATCAACGGCTTCACGGACGACGTGAACGATCTGAGGGACGAAGCAAAAAACTAATCACGGGGGGCGATAATGAAGCAGACGCCGACGGCGAGTCGGTCTATGCTCATTACGCCCTCCACCGGCTGAAAATCCTTCCAGGACAACTTCTGGCCCTTCCCAGACGGGAACGGGCCTTCATCTATGCTTCCATAGACCTTCAAATCGAAAAGGAGAAGAAGGAAGCGAAGAAGGCTGGACGAAGGAAGGGAAAGAAGGGCAGGTGATAACGTGGCCGGCGTATCTACACAATTTTCGATCCAGGACCGCATGACGGCGCGCCTGAACACCATGACAAACGCGGCCCAACGCTTGAACCGTACCCTGGACGCGACCGACAACCTGACCGACACGATCGACCCCGGCACACCCTTCGAGCGAAGCGCGGCCGACATCGGGGCGGCCAGTCGTCAGGTCGATAACTTCAACAATCGCCAGGAACAGGCGGAGCGTGGGGCGAAGAAGGTGAAGTCCGTCTGGTCGAGCCTGGGCGGCGTCATAAAGTCCGCAATCGCGGCGTTCAGCGCGAAACAGGTGATCGAACTGGCGGACAGTATGACCACCACCCGCGCCCGTCTGGACCTGATGAATGACGGACTTCAAACCACGGCCGAACTTCAAGACATGATCATGGAGTCGGCCAACCGTTCCCGCGCGTCCTATCAGACCACGGCCGACGCCGTCGCGAAGATGGGAATTATGGCCGGCGACGCCTTTTCCAGCAACGAAGAGCTGATTGCCTTTTCCGAACTGATCAACAAGCAGTTCACGATCGCCGGCACATCGGCCGCCGGTATCGACGCGGCCATGTTACAGCTAACACAGGCCATGTCTTCCGGCGTCCTTCGCGGAGAGGAATTGAACAGCGTCTTCGAACAGGCCCCGACCATCATTCAGACGATCGCCGACTACCTGGGCGTTCCGATCGGGAAGATCCGTGAAATGGCCGCCGAAGGCCAGATCACTTCGACCATCGTGAAAAATGCCATGCTTGCGTCGGCGGACGAAATCAACGCGAAGTTCGCTTCTATGCCTATGACCTTTTCCCAGGTCTGGACAATCGCGAAGAATATCGCCCTGGAAGCCTTCTCCCCTGTCCTGACCTTGATCGGACAGGGCGCACAATGGATATATGACAACTGGTCCATGATCGCCCCGGTCTTCTGGGGCGTCGCGGCGGCCGCCCTGGGCTATGCGGTAGCCCTGGGAATACAGACCGTCGCAACATGGATTGCGACCGGAGCCGCCCAGGCGTTCTTCACGACCCTTCTGACGAACCCCCTGTTCTGGATCGCCCTGGCGATCGGCGTCGTGGTGGCCGCGATTTATAAGTGGGTCCAGTCTGTCGGAGGTCTGAAAGTCGCCTGGCTGATCTGCGTCAACGCTGTTCTGACGGCCTGGGACTGGGTAAAAATCGGCTTTATGACCGGCGTTTACTTCGTCATGGACCTGTGGAACCGGCTACAACTGGCCTTCTACACCGCCGGCGTGAATATTCAAAACTTCATGGGCGATATGAAGGCCGGCGTCCTGATGATCCTTCAAAACATGGTGAACGGGGCGATCGACATCATAAACGGCTTCATTAACCTTCTGAACAAAATCCCAGGCGTCAGCATTGATCTAATCGACCAAATGACCTTCGGGACCACGGCACAGCTTGAAAATGAAGCCAATAAGCAAGCCAGAGCGGCCGACCTGGCCGCGTACCAGGACCAGATCAATTCCCAGATCGCAGAGCGCGACGCCGCCCTGGACGCCATGAAGTCCGAAGCGAGAGCCGCCACAGCACAACGCGAAGCGGAGATCGCCGCCGCCAGAGCGGAAGCGGCCGCCGCCGGGGAAGGTAGCACCGAACCGGACTGGGCCGCATACGCCAACAGCGGGACGGGGGACATCGGGAACGTGGGCCATGTCGGTTCCGTCGGTTCCATTGACGAAGACGTCAATATCGCGGAAGAAGACTTGAAGTTCCTTCGGGACGTGGCCGAAATGCGCTATGTTCAGAACTTCGTAACGCTGACCCCGACCGTTGCCGTGGACGCGAAGATCAGCGAGAAGGTGGACGTGGACGAAGTGGTCAGCCGGATCGAAGACCGGCTGGAAACCGAGTTCGAAGCCGCCGCCGAGGGGGTATATGCGTAATGCGAAACTACGGAATGACACTGATCGCGGGAGGACGGGAAATCGACATTCCCGTCCTTCCCGAAAAGCTGAAAGTAACATCACCGGGAAACAACGACACCGCGACCGTCCTTGTCCTGGGCGACGTCCTGATCCTTCGGAAGAAGGGCCTTCGGACCGTCGCCTGGGACAGTTTTTTCCCGGTCAATGACGCGCCCTTCGTGACCGGCCGGATCACCGACCCCGTGGAGATTGTGAAGGCCATTCAGAAGGCGCGGGACAGCCTTGACCCGGTCCGCTTCCTGATCACGGGAACAGACCTGGACATCAACGTCAGAATGGGCGTGGAAACCTTCGACTATGAGGAACGCGCCGGCGAACTGGGGGACTTCTACTATTCGATCAAGCTGTCGGAGTGGAAGGACTATTCCCCGCGCCGGATCGTTCTTCCCCCGGAGCCAGCGAAACCGGCCCAGGCCAAAGAGCCGGAGCGGACCGGGGAACCGCCAAAACAGAAGACCTACACCGTGAAGGCCGGTGACTGTCTTTGGAATATCGCGAAGAAGTTCTACGGCAAGGGAAGCGACTACACGAAGATTTATAACGCCAACAAGGGGACAATCGGGTCAAACCCGAACCTGATTTACCCCGGACAGGTCTTCACAATCCCATGATCTCCATTCTGTACCAGAACAACGTGACCGGCGACGCCTTCGACGTTACGACGTTGTGCGCCGGCGCGAAGTGGTCGACGAAACGGTCAGGTTCCCCCGCTTCCCTGGAACTGACCATGATCGCCGACGCCGCTGTGGTATGGACCCACGGCGGGATCGTCGCCGTAAAGGACGACGACACCGGGATCTTCTATGGCTATGTGGTGAAAATCGGCCAGGACGAAACAGACCAGGTCACGATCACCGCATACGACCAGACCTGGTATTTGAAGAAGAACAAGGAAACCTATGTCTTCAACGGAAAGCGCGCCGATCAAGTCCTGACCCAGATCGCGGTCGACTTCGGCCTGAAATGCGGGTCCCTGGAAAATACCGGCTACGCGATCCCGTCCATGATTGAAGACGGCCAGACCCTTTTCGACATTGTACTGAAAGCCCTGGACCACACCCTGATCAACACGGGGAAAATGTTCGTTCTGTGGGACGACTTCGGGTCCCTTCGGATCACCGACGTCGAAAAGTCGAAGCTGGACCTTTATGTCGGCGACGCCAGTCTGGCGACGGGCTATTCCTATGAAACGGAAATCGACTCCGAAACCTACAACAAGATCAAACTGGTCCGGGACAACAAGGAAACCGGGAAACGGGACGTTTATATCTTCCAGGACTCTAACAACATGAAGTTCTGGGGCGTCCTGCAAAACTATGAGTCCGTGGACGAAGAAATGAACGAAGCCCAGATCAAGGAGCGGGGCGGACAAATGTTGGAACTTTACAACCGGCCGAAGAAGACCTTCGAAGTGAAGGCCCTTCTGGACCTGTCCGTCCGCGCCGGCCGCGCCCTGTATATCGGGATCGAAAAGGTGGGCGTCAGTTCCTTCTTCATCGTGGAAGAAGCCAGTTCCGATCTGCTAAAGGAGGAAATGACCCTGAAATTAAAGGTGGTGTAATATGGCACTTCTTGACACTATGAAAAAGGTCGCCCAGCAGTCGCAGAACGCGAATGTTCCGGCGGCCTTCCTTTTCGGGAACGTGACGGCCACGTCTCCGCTGACGATCCGAGTCGACAACCGCTTCGACATCACCGGCGACGCGATCGTCGTGATGAAGGAGTTCCGGGCCGGCTACTACCCGACCCACACCCACACGATCGACCCGCATAAACACACAGTCCCGCAACACGCCACAGAGCCGGCCGGGACCGGACCGCACACCCACAGCGTCAACCCCGTCGACACACAGACGACCGGACTGACCACAAACCCGGAGGTCTATTCCGGTCTGGCCGTGGGCGACAAGGTGGTCCTTTTTCGAAACCAGGGCGGACAGTCGTTCCTGGTACTGGGGAGGGTATGACCATGACTTTACTTCCAAACCAGGCCACGGTCACGATCGGCCAGGCCGTCGAAATCACGCCGGCGGCCGACCACCCGACCCGGACCTATAAAGCCGACTTCGACACCGGCCGCGTGGCCGGTTTTGTCGACGAAACCGAAGCCATGAAACAGGCGATCTTCAAAATCCTGCAAACGGAGCGTTTTTCCTTCCTGATCTACTCCTGGAACTACGGAACGGAACTGAACGCCGTTGTCGGGAAAAGTTATCCCGTGTTTGCAAGTGAAATCAAGCGCGTTATTCAGGAAGCCCTTCTGGCGGACAGCCGGATCACCGACGTCACCGACTTCCAGGTGGAGCAGATCGACAAGCGAACGGCGCGCGTTTACTTCGTGGCGGAAACGATCTTCGGGGAAATTCCCGTGGAAAGGACGGTGACAACCAATGTATGAGAACATGACCTTCGAAAACATCATGGACCGCTGTCTGTCCCGCGTGACGTCTTCGGTGGATAAGCGGGAAGGGTCTATCGTCTATGACGCGATCGCCCCGGCGGCCGCCGAACTGGCGATCCTGTATATTGAACTGGCCTATCTGATGGACAGGGCCTTCCCGGACACGCAAACCGGGGACGACCTGACGAAGAAGTGTCAGGAACGAAGCGTCTTCCGGACGCCGGCGACGTATGCGGTCAGAAAGGGCTACTTCGAGAAGGCCGGCGGTTCCGGCTGTGACATGGAGATCGGAACCCGCTTTTCTGGCGGCGACATTAACTTCGTGGTCACGGAGCGGATCGCCGCTGGACAGTACAGCCTGACGGCGGAAACGGCCGGAACTGTGGGGAATGAGTACATCGGGACCCTGTTCCCGATCGACTACGTTCCGGAACTGGCGGCGGCGCGCCTGGCGGACATTTTGGTCCCCGGCGAAGACGAAGAAAGCGACGACGCCCTTCGCGCCCGCTACTTCGAGTCTTTGAAGTCCCAGGCGTTCGGCGGGAATATCGCCGACTATAAGAACAAGGTCGAACTTCTTCCGGGCGTGGGAGCCGTGAAGGTCTTCCCGGTCTGGAACGGGGGCGGAACCGTGAAGATCGTCCTGGTGGACAGCGAATGGACCGTCCCTTCTTCCGAACTGGTGGAACAGGTCCAGGAAGCGATCGACCCCGTGGGGAACCAGGGGGAAGGCGTGGGCCTGGCCCCGATCGGCCACGTCGTCACAGTGGCCGGCGTCACCGGAACCACGATCAACGTGTCGTTCACACTGACCTTCACCGGGTTCGCCAACTGGGAGAACACCCAGGAAGCCGTGAAGGCGGCGATCCAGTCCTACTTCGACGACCTGACCGGGACCTGGGCGGACAGTGAAAATCTGATCGTCCGCGTCAGCCAGATCGAAACGAAGGTCCTGAACGTGGACGGCGTGATCGACATCACCGGGACCAAGATCAACGAAGGGGCCGCGAATATTTCCCTGGACGCTGACGCGATCCCGGTACTGGGGGCGGTGACAAATGCAGATTAAAGAATACTGGCCCCGGTTCCTTCAAGACCTGATTGAGTTTGACCAGATCGCCGGCGCAGAACAGCCAGAGCTCACAAAGGCCGTCCAGGACGTCCAGGGCGCGCCAGACGACTTCTTCCTGTCCACCCTGTCGGAATATGGCTGTCAGCGGTGGGAAGCCATTCTGGGGCTTCTGGTGGCCCCTGGCGACACCGTGGAAGCGCGGAGGGAAAGAATACTGATTGCATACCTGGACCAGCTTCCCTACACATACAGGACCCTATTGAAGTACCTGGCAACGGTCAGCAACGACTTCAAGGTGGTCCTGAACAATGACGCCTATGAACTGTTTATCCGGATCAGGCTGTCCGGCTACACACAGCGGGACGCCCTGGCGGCTGTCCTGGGGCAGATGATCCCCGCGAACCTGGTCCTGTTGCTACAAACAGCGATCCCCCAGACCGTCCTTCGCCCGGCTTCGGTGGTGGGGGCCGCTATGGTCAACATGGTCAGGCACGAACACCAACCAGAAGGAGGAAACCAAAATGGCACGATTTAAGTCCACGATCACCGACAGGGGCGCGGAAGTCCTGACCGCCTTCCTGGCGGCCGGGAAACAGCTTGTCCTGGTCAGCGCGGCCGCCGGCGACGGCGTCGCAGAGGTCAGCCCGAACACCCTGACCGCCCTTGTCAACCCGATCAGCGTGAACACGCAGATCGGCGAAAAGACCTTCGTCGAAAGTAACCCGTCCTATATGCGTATTCCCGTACAGGTGACGAACGCCGGCCTGGAAACCGCCCAATACGTCCGGGAAGTCGCGACCTATGCCCTGGACGAAAACGACGCGCCCTTCATGTTTAGCTATTCCTGGCTGGACGGCGGGGACAGTGACAACGTCCTTCCCCCCGACTCTTTCCTGGGCCGGGAAGGCATGGACGGCGAAGGCGACACCGTACACATTCACGACGTCGCTGTGGTCGTTACCAACCAGGAGAACAGCGGGATCAGCGTCGAAGTGGGAACCGGGTCCTTCGTGACCACGGCGCAAATGACCGCATACGCGGCCCCCATTCTTCACGGCCACAACGCTTCGGAGGTTCAGGAAAGCACCGGGGAAACGGTGGAGTCCGTACAGCGACGCCAGGACTTCGACATTTCCGCGATCCAGGAACAGCTTGACACCGGCTTCACAGGAACCGCCGTGACCCACACCTTCGCCCCGGCGCAGCTTGACCAGTGGAAAGGCTACGACGGCGACGGGCTTCCGGAAGGTATTCTGGACACCGTCGAAAACAGGCTTTATTTATGACCCGCTTCGCCTGTACGCCGGCGGAAACGTCCTGCCTGTTATCCAACCTGTTCACCGAACTTCGGCCTGTATGCGGCCGCTGTGAGGACGACGCCGTCGTTCTGCGCGGCCTGACCTATGAAGGAGAGGAACGGACGGTCGTCCTTCGGGACTATGGCTTCGACTATTCCGGCCGGCGGGAAACCGTGGAACAGATCAGAAAGCGAAGGTGTATCTATGGGAACACGAAGAAACCACCAAAGGAAGGTGAACGGGGCTGAAAGTCCCCTTCATGTCCTTCCCGTTGCGGCGAACCTGATCGACTATACCCTGGACCTGACCGACAACACGAAGCACTTCCCGAAGAAGGTCCGCTTCACCATTGTCAACCGTATTCAGGACCGCGTTCTGTCGATCCGGGATAACCTTGTGGACGCGAATGAAATCTTTCCGATCCCGACGGAGCGGGACCGGGCCGACCGGCTGGTCTTCCAGCGGAACGCCCTGACAGATTGCAAGAAACTTCTGTTTCTGATCGAACTGTCAAAGAAGCGCGGCTACATTGACCAGGGGACCTTCGAACACTGGACGAAGCTGACCCTGGACGTTAAGTTCATGGCCGCCGCCTGGCATAAGGCCGAACAGACCGCCGCCGAAGCCCAGAAGGCCGAAGCGACGGTCGCGGAGCCGGAAGCCCAGGCGGACGGTTAATGATATTCAGGGTATGATCTGTACCCCGAACGCCGGCAACGCGAACAACGTGCGGAACGTCAATTCCGACGGCAGTCTGAACTGGAACAATGCGTACAATGGCAACAACGGCGTTCGCCCGGATTTGGTGGAAAGCGCGACCGAGTAAGGTGACGAACCTGAAAGCAGAGAACCCCAACAAAGGAGATCATATCCTTCCCGACGCCGGAAAGACCAGGGTAAACACATGATTGTCGACGCGAGGGCTTCGGCTTTACGACGCCCGGACTATAAGCGGCAAGGAGGATTTTTTGAAGACAGAAGCACAGATCCCGCCTTCTGACTTCGCGGTCATGGCTGACTTCAACAACCTTTATTCGGCCTACCTGGAAGCGCGCAAGGGCAAGCGGTGGAAGTATGCCGTGGTCCGCTATGAAGCGAATGTTCTTGAAAACATCATGTTTCTTCACTTCATGCTGACCAGTCGGAAATACAGGCCGTCGCCCTACAACTATTTCCTGGTACATGAGCCGAAGGAACGACTGATCATGTATAACGGCTTCAAGGACAAGATCGTTCAGCATAGCCTGTGCGACAACGTCCTGGAACCGATACTGTCGAAAACATTCATCTATGACAACTACGCCAGTCAGAAGGGCAAGGGAACACACTTCGGCCTGGATCGTCTGAAATCGTTCATGCAACGGTATTACAGGCAGTTCGGGGCGGACGGTTGGGTCTTGAAGTGTGATATTAGCAAATACTTTTACAGAATCAATCATGGCGTTTTGAAGTCACAGCTTCGACGGGTCATTCACGATCCCGACGTCCTGTGGCTTCTTGATTTGATCATTGATTCCACCGAAGGTCCTGGAATACCGATCGGAAACCACACTTCACAATGGTTCGCGGTCCTGTACCTGTCCGGTATGGACCACATGATCAAGGAACGCCTGGGAATCAAGTTCTACGGCCGCTATATGGACGACTTTTACCTGATCCACCCGGACAAGGAATATTTGCTTTACTGTCTGGAAGAAATCAGGAAGTTCCTTGTCCCGCTTGGGCTGGAATTGAACCACAAGACGGCCGTGTTTCCACTATCCCAGGGGATCGACTTTCTGGGATTCCGGACGTACATGACGGAAAGCGGAAAAGTCGTCCGCAAACTACGCCGTGAAAGCAAAAACCGAATCAGGCGGAAATTGAAGAAGTTCCGTCGCCTTCTGGACGAAGGGCGGATCACCTTCGACACTGTGGTCCAGTCTTATTCTTCCTGGATCGGTCACGCTGAACACGGCAACAGCTACCACCTGATCAGGAACACGGACGAACTGTTCTACGACCTGTTCAGAAAAGAAATGGGGGAATACCATGTCAAAAAAACTGTCGACACTTCCCGTCGGCGCGATCGTGAAGTCGGTCAACACGAAGTATAACGGCGCTGTGATCCGCTTCGTCGTCGGACGCCAGTCTTCGGACCGCGTGGGCCTGGTGACGGAACGAATCATTTCCCTGAAATGCTTCGACGCGAAGGAGTCTGGCAACAGCAACAGCGACCGCCGGAATTACGGCAACAACCGCGCGGCCGTTGCAAACCTTCTTCAATGGCTGAATAGCGCCGCCGGCGCCGGCCAGTGGTACAGCGCACAGCACAGCGCAGACGCCCCGCCCAATAACGCGAACGTCTGGTCAAATTACAACGAGTACGAAGCGGAAGCCGGCTTCCTGAATGGCTTCGAACAGGACTTCCGTGACGCCCTTTTGAACGACACGATCACAGTCGCAAAGTCCAGCACAGACGGCGGCGGTTCAGAACAGATCACACGGAAGGTCCGCCTGTTGACCCGGACAGAGGTCTTCGGCGACACCGAAAACGGGATCGCCGAAGGGACCCTGTGGCCCTACTTTAACAGCACCGATCGCCGCAAGGCATACCCGACCGCCGAAGCTGTCAGCAAGTCGGAATATACCAGTTCCAGTCTGTCGTCTTCACAGCCCTGGTGGTGGTGGCTTCTCACCCCGAACGCCGGCGGCGCGTACAGCGTGCGGGGCGTCACTTCCGGCGGCAGTCTGGGCTGGGACGGTGCGTACGCTGGCAGCAGCGGCGTTCGCCCGGCTTTGTTCCTGGCCCCTGACACCCTGGTATCTGATTCAACAGACACAGACGGGGCTTATATCATTCAGTGGAATCAGCCGCCCACGACCCCGTCTTCTATTTCCCACGGAACCCCGCGCGCCGGCCAGTCTTTGACAATCACGACCGGCGGGTCTACTGATCCGGAAGGGAACGCGATCAATTACGTCTATGAACGGCGCGTCGATTCCGGGGCCTACACCCAGATCGGAATCACGACCGCGAAGTCTATCGTCGACACAGTCCCGTCGAGCGGGACGAACTACCAGGTCCGCGTGAAGGCGGTCGATAGCAACGGCGCGGAATCCGCATACAGGACCGGGAACGCGACGGCCATTTCCTACAACACAAACCCGGTGATCAGCGGAAGCGATCAGAATATGGGAGCAAAAACCGACCCGTTTTCCTACCAGTACACCGTCACAGACAACGAAGCCGCGTCCCAGACGTTGACCGTCACGGAAACCGTGAGCAACGGAGCCGAAACAATCACCCTTCGGACATTTAAGGCGACAAGCGGCGTTCAGAATACGGCTGACCTGTCCGGCGTATGGCTTCGGCTTTTGACCGGGTCCCACGTTCTGAAAATCTACGTCACAGACGGAGCCGGCGGAAGCGCGACCAGACAGATCACGTTCAGCCGTACCGTCACCAGAATCGCCGCGTCCCGCGCGATTGCAACGGACGCGAAGGTCGAAAAGGTCTTCCTGTCCCTGTACCCGGCGGATCACCCGGCCGACGCGACACTTCATGTCGAGGTAACGAACAACCCGTTCGACGACAGTCCTGTCTGGGAAGACATCACAAGCAAAGTCGGGAAGTTCGTCCACACCTTCGCGAACGCGACTGTCGTGTCGCCTTCCTACGGCCTGGCCTATCGGTTCTACATGACGAAAGGGACCCAGGAAATCGAAGTGATCCAGGCGACCGTCCGGTTCGCGTAAAGAAAGGGGGAAACATCATGTTCAAACCGGAACAGTGTGACTTCGTCAGCATGGCCGAAGCAAAGGCCCGCGCGGAACAGAACCCGGTCGCCGAAACGGCCAGGGCAGCGTCAATCGCCTTCGTGGTCATGGCCGAAGCCGGCCAGATCGACGACATCACGGCCACAGAGAACGCCGGTCAGTTCTCCCCCTGGGCCTATCCTGTGGCCTACACCGAAGGCCAGATCAGGCGGGACCCGCTGGACGGGAACCTGTACCGCGTCAACAAAGGCCAGGGCCACACTTCACAACAGGGCTGGAACCCGTCTTTGACCCCGGCCCTGTGGTCCAAAGTAGGCGACCCGGCGGAGGAATGGCCGGCATGGTCCCAACCCCTGGGAGCGCATGACGCATACAACGCCGGCGACAAGGTCAGCCACAACGGGAAACACTGGACGTCGGACACCGACGGGAACGTCTGGGAACCCGGCGTCTACGGCTGGACGGAAGCAGTCGAATAAAGAGAACGGGCGGGGGGAAAACCCCCCCTCCCCCTATCCAGAAAAGAAAAAAAAAAGAGGCGGGGGGGGGGACCTCCCCCCCCCTTCTCCATATCAGGAAAGGAAAAGACAGCCAATGACAGAAGGAATTATTGTCGCCGTCCTGTCCCTTCTGGGGACTCTGGGCGGGTCCTACTTCGCAAACAAGAGAAGTTCCGCCCTGATTGCCTACCGGCTGGAACAACTGGAAAAGAAGGTGGACAAACACAATTCCGTCGTTGAACGGACCTATAACCTGGAGGAAGCCCAGGCGGTCCTGACGGAAAGGATCAAGGTCGCAAACCACCGGATCGACGACCTGGAGGAGCGGCCATGAGCGGGGGACGCCGCGTCAGGAAGCGGGAGTTCTCAAAAGTGATCATTTCCGCCGTGGGGGCGGTCACGTTCGGCGTGACCGTCTTCACCTTGATCATGGTATGGAGAACCGGCGACACGTCGCCCCTTGCGTATTTGATCCCGGCCGTCTTCACCGAAACGGCGGCCGCGACCGGCTTCTATTACAGCAAGGCGAAAGCAGAAAACCGGATCAAACTTCGGAAGAAGTACGGTCCCGAAATTTACAATGACACGAAAGAACTGTAACGAAAGGAAGGAAAGAACATGAACACTGAACAGATTATTTCCGTAGTCGTCGCTATCCTGACCGGCCTGTCCGCCTGTATTCCCCTGGCCTGCAAGCTGATCCAGTACGTCAAGAAGGCGACCCAGGAAAAGAACTGGGCCGCCATTCTGGGGCTTGTGATCAGCCTTATGGAAGAAGCGGAAACGAAGTTCGCCGACGGGGCGACCCGGAAGGAATGGGTCATGGCTATGGTCCAGACTTCCGCCGAGTATATCAACTATCCCGTCGATGTTACGGCCCTGGGTGAACTGATCGACGCCCTGTGTGACATGACGAAGGTCGTCAACTTCGAGGAAATCCCGGTGATCGAGCCTGTAAAGGGGGAAACCGACAATGATGAAAAGTAAAACCTTTATCGAAAAACTGATCGACGCGGCCCAGAATCACAAAACCCTGTACGTCATGGGCTGTTTCGGCGCGCCTATGACGGCCGCCAATAAGACCAGGTACACCCAGAATCACAGCTACAACAAACAGGCGGCCCGGACCGCTATGATCAAGGCCGCCAGCGCCGACACCTTCGGTTTTGACTGTGTCTGTCTGATCAAGGGGATTTTGTGGGGCTGGACCGGCGACAAGTCGAAGACCTACGGCGGCGCGGTCTACGCTTCTAACGGCGTCCCCGACATCGGAGCCGACAGCATGATCGGCAAGTGTAAGAACGTGTCGACCGGGAACTGGGGGAACATGACCCCCGGCGAAGCCCTGTGGGTCCCCGGCCACATCGGCGTCTATATCGGCGACGGCCTGGCCGTGGAGTGTTCCCCGGCCTTCGAAAACGACGTCCAGATCACGGCCGTCGGCAACATCGGCAAGAAGGCCGGCTACAATACCAGGACCTGGCAGAAACACGGCCGCCTTCCCTATGTCGACTATTCCGACGCCGGCGGAAGCGCGACCGTCGTGACCCCGCCCGCCAGCGGCGGCAAAACCGTCTACACCGTGAAGAAGGGCGACACCCTGTCCGCGATCGCGGCGAAGTACGGGACCACCTATCAGGAGATCGCCGCCTACAACGGGATCGCGAACCCGAACCTGATCCGCGTCGGCCAGAAGATCAAGATTCCGGCCGCGACCGCGCCGGAGTCCTTCGCAAAGGGGGACAAGGTGAAGGTCCTGAACGCCGTCACCTATGACGGGAAGTCCTTCAAGACCTACTATGACACCTACGACGTGATCCAGGTCAACGGCGACCGCGTCGTGATCGGCGTCGGCGCGACCGTCACGGCCGCCGTCAACGCGGCGAACCTTCGCAAAGCGTAAGCCGGCCGGAGCCGGCGGAAAGGGGGCGATCCCGTGGGCGTAAAGAAAGAAGACCTTGTCCGCTGGATCGGCGGCCTGGAAACCTTGAAAGACGACGTCCCGGAAATCATGTCCCAGATCGCCGTCGGCGAAGGCCGGTACGCCGTCCGCCAGGCGCGCCTGATCTGCAAGAACGACAGCCCGGACATCGTCAATACCGGCGACTACCGCCGGAACTGGAAGTCCGACAAGACGGCCAGGCGGAGCGGGAAACGCTATATCGTCCGATTTTACAATCCGCTTGACTATGCGAGTCACCTTGAACACGGCTTCCGAAGTCACTTCGTCCCTGGTCACTGGGAAGGGAACACCTTCGTCTACAACCGGGACGACCCGGAAGGCGGAATGTTCGTCGGCCCGAAGGGCGGTTACGTCCGGGGACGCTTCACCATGAAGCGCGCCGCAAAGAAGACGAAGGATTCCCAACAGGCCAGAGTGTCCCGCAAGATCACGCGGGAGATCAACAAGCGAATGAAGACGAAGTAAGAAAGGCGGACGGGGAAACC